TCTAAACAATTGCTTAACACCTGTTTCAGAAAAAATTCTTGCTATAAGTTCCATACGCATTTGAGTTTGACTCATTAACGTATTAACTCCAGGAGCAGTTTTATTTAAGCTATCTGCATCTAAACCTTGACTGTATCTTGTAACACCTGTTCTAGATTCTCTTACTGTATCTAAATATTCAAGTAACGGAAAAGCTTGTTGGCTAATAGCTTGGGATTGCATCGGAAACATTACTTGTTGTGGTGGTTGTTTTGTTCTAACAATACCGCCTGGTCTTGACGTTAATAAATCGTCAAGGTTGACCATCCCATCCATTACCGCAACTCTGTTATTATTTGTTAAATACATATTATCTAACAATTGACGCATAACAGTTGATTTAACTAATTGCACATCCTCTACTAATTCAGATACTGATCTACCAAAAAATCTATGTGGCATTGGTATTGGTGTTAAACTACAAAAAGGATTAAAATCACAAGGCATATTTTCCAACACCTCATAACTATTGCTACCGGCAACAATTACTTTTCTTAATTCACTAATACCATCATTATCAAAATCTAATTTTATATAACACTCATACACCTCAACTTCTTCAGTTGAAGAATCTGTAGCATCATCTCTAGGTGCATCAGCTAAACCATTAAACCTAGCTAATTCTTCTGAATTATAAACTTCATCTTTTGAGGCTACTAAACTATCAACAACATCTTTATCGTAACCCATTTGAATTAAGTCTGATCTTGTTTTGTAAACTTTGTGAGCTACAAAATTAGAATCTTCTATGCTTTTAGCATCTGACTTAATTAAAAACTCTTCAGGTGGAATATTTTCAATTTTTATTTTGCCAAATCCTGAATATCGTTTAATAATTGCGTTACATAGTTTCGGAACTTCAACTTCAAGAGTCTCACCTTGTTGTTCAGCAATAGCTTGAAGCTTTTGAATTTCTTTAACCGCTTTTTCATCTACAAACTCCTCTTTAGAAACCAACTCAACATTATCGCTTTGCATTAATAATGCGTATTCTTCTTGGTTTAGGTTTTCGTATGTTTCTTGCTCTACTGTTTGACTATCATCCCAGTAAATTTTAACTATGCCATTTTTTTCTAATAAAGCATCTTTAAACCAAGTATATAAAATTTCAAAACCTGGATTGTCTTTGTAAAAAATATAATTAATATAATTAGTAACTTGGTCTGCTAATTTAATATCTTCAGAATTTACTGGCTCACACTTAACCACTTGATCTGAAGCTGTAAAAATTCTTAATAAATTTGGTAATATTGTTTCAATAGTATCTGATACATCGGTTGATACTACTTGTGATCGACCATCTATTTCTGTGCCTAGCTTATCGCCTAAATAATACTCTAAAGACTTTTGTCTTTGTTCAGATAATTCGCCACCTAAAAAAGATTGTGAATTAGTTATTTCTTTATTGATAATTGCTTTTAATTCTTGTTCTGATAATTTTGCCATATTAAACTATATAATTTGTATTTACTGGTATTTGTTTTTTCCAATTAGAGGTATTAGCCCCTTGCCCCACAATCCCAGTTCTAAAAGCATCTGCACAATGAGATGCGTATGAGTGTAGGGGTTTATTCCTAAAACATTGATTATGTTCATCCCATTTTTTTTGATAGGCTTTTAAATACTCAACAGCTTTTTGACATTTATTTTTATCAAACCAACAATTAGGTAACGATTGCCTGACCGCTTCAATACCATCTTCTATAGATAGCTTGGGTGCTATTTCGCCAATAATACCCAACTCCGATAAACTCTCTAGTCTTGTTTTCCCATAATTTCCTAACTCTCTTACTTTAACATCATGGGGTAAAATATGTTTAGTAACCTCATAACCCCTGTTTTGTATAATTTGAGCATAGTGATCTAAACCTTGACCGCTATTTTCATAATAATCAATTAATCTAATTTCGCCTTTGTACCTTTGCACAAACCATATAAAAGTAGAATCGTTCATACCAAGATCCCACCAAACCTCTGTGTCTAAATTATCATCATAAGGTATTTCGGAAATTTTTTTTTCTTTTTCTAATTGCTCTATGATACCACCATAATAAGAACCAGTTATTGCAGCTTGAAACGAACACTCAAATTCTTGTTCGTACAAATCTTGTGACATGACCTCTTTGGCTGCGTCTAACTCCTCTTGGTCTAATATCTTTGTTTCACTAGCTTTAAAAACGCAAGTGTACCAATCTTTTTTACTTTTGGCCGTTTTGTGAATTTCGTAAAAGTTATTTCTACCTTTTGGAGTACCAATAAATATGCACCACCCTTTTCGGTCTGCCAATGCTGGTCGCACTACTTCAGGAAATAAGGTTGGCTTTACATTTTGGTATTCATCACACACCACCCCATCTAAACTTAAACCTCTTAAAGCTTGTTCGTTTTCTGCACCGACAATAGTAATCCTACCGCCTGTAATAAAATCGCACCGCAATTCAGACTCATTAAATTTTGTGCCTGGAATTTTACCAGCAAAAGTTTTTAAATAATCCCATGCTGTTGCCTTACCTTGAATTCTATAAGGGCTTAAAAATATGTATCTAGGATTTGTAAGCTTGTTTGTTAAACAGGCCTTAATCATGTGGTTGATAGTTAATACTGTTTTACCAGCTCTCCTATGCAAGACCAAAACACTAAACCGATGCTTATCGATTTCTTTGTGCAAAAAATTTTGTAATTCTCTTGGCTTATATGGAATAACGACTTGTGGCATAAAAAAACAAAACCCCCCCCTAATGCAAAGTGCGATCTTGAGGTATATTTAATTTTTCGATGTTTAAATCTTCTATGAGCTGGTCACTAAAGCTGTAAGCTTCATGGCAATCCTCAAAGCCCCCAAAATGGACTAATACGGATTTACTGTTTTCCATTACATAAACAATTGCTGTGTGAAATTTATCTTTGGGCATTAATCTGCCTTTATCATTAAACTTTTTAAGTACTCTAATTCTTTGTCTGACATTGGATTCATTCCGCCAGTTGGCACATATTCTTTTGCCATCATTTTAGCTTCTGCTTCTGCCACAGATCCTGTCATTTTTTTCATAGCTGCTTTAGTTCTTTTTTCGTTATCTTCTAAAAGCTTTTTATTGCCGAACTTTTCATAAAATGTATTTGCCATAATGTGTTCCTTTATTTAATTGTTTGTAAGTCCCATTCTAATATTACTGTGGGTCAAATGAGTTTGGGGTGTGGGTCGCCTTAAAAACCCCCCTTTTCCTAGTATTTAATTAAAGATTCAATTCCTATTGGTAAACAATCAATAGGTGCAGCTGTTTATCCTTATAAAATTAATGTTTGCACTAACTATGCACTAACCAATTACTAACTAAACTGTAGGTTGTGAACATTTAGGCAACATCAACTACTATAACACTATCAATGCTATGTTTGTGCAAGACTCACAACAATATAAGCAATTACAATACTTATAGTTAAATTGAACCTAGCATTACTTCTGCCATTTAACCTGAATACTAGCATCTTTACCTAATAATGTTAGTGAATCAGATTGTTTTCCATAAACTTTTGGGCTTAATTTTTCTGACTTCCACTTATTTAAATCTAAATAAGCTTTAATTAAATGTGTTTGGCCTAGATCCGTCTTCTCCTTTAACTTACTATTAGCCAATGCTTCTTTAATAACTTCCTCTGAATCACTTAATAAATACTCAATGCCATCGCTTTTGGCTTGTGTGTATTGTTCCCTAACTTCAGGGTTTTTATTTAACCAAGTTCTAAAAGTTTCCCAACAAGGTCTATCTTCCTTTTTATTAACTGGGCTTAAACAAGAACGAATCGATCTACCTTGTGCAAGTTCAGCACAAATATCGTTAATAAGTTGTTTGCTGTACTTTGTTTTATTGGCCATAAATGTTGTAAATTCTGTGTATATTTTGGGTTGTATTTGGTTGCATATCAGTTATCATCTATTGTAGATTCGGTAACAATGGAGGAAATATGAAAGCTAAAAACTGGTGTATTTTTGAAGTGTTTAAAAAGCTTGGCTATAAAAATGTCAAGCTATCAAGCACTTTCGGTAGCTTAAATAAGAAACCATATAATGTTTATGAGTTTCCTATACGAAAAGCTATTGAGTCTAAACTTAAAAAAAGATTTAATTAATTGTTAGGTTATTAGGGCTATTGAAAGGATATAAATGAAAAATAAGATAGCCCTAATAGATTCGATAACAACTATTCTACAAGATGTAGAATATCCATTATAGTTTTTTAATGCAGTAAAAAGTGCAACTTGTAAAGTCTTACTTAAAATAATTTATTCCATGCTTGTTAATAATAGAACAGACAGTTGATAATGCTAGTTTGTATTTGTGTGCAATTGTTGTATGACTCCAATGTAACCAACCCTCCCTTTTAATTTGTCTAAAGCTTTTGCGTCTTGGAAAGTTGCGTTTATATATTAGTAATCTATCTTCAGGTGTAGCTTTTAACATAGCAACAGCTACAAAGTCGTAAATAGCTATTTGCCTTGAAGTTGGTGTAATCTTAATAGGTTGTTTGTGATAATAGCTATGTTCATTAATATCAGGAACTATCTCAAGTATTTGATACATAGCCCCACATCGCCCATACTTAACTTTTGGTAAGTGTTTATCGACAAATGCAGCAATGCCTAAGTAATTATCTAAATCTTGTATTTTAACAGGGGTTTTAAGCTCAATCATTATTACCCTTAAAAAACTTCTTTAATTTTTTACTGTACTCTGCATCCTCATTAACCTGTTCAGCTTTGGCATCCCTAAACAATTTCAACATAGCTTTGTAAGCACCTCCAGCTGCATATTCATCTTTAGATGCTTTATCTTTTATTTGGTCATCCAGGTAATGCCCGAAACTCTCCGTAGATAACTGCTGCCTTTTTTGTTTTATTTGTTTTTGTAAATCGTAGCCTTTTCTATCTATTTTTCTTTTATGTACTGCTCTTGAATAAGGAAAGCTTGTTTTCTTTTGTAGTTTTTTAATAAACTGTTTATAATCTATAGTTACCAACTTATTATTTTTATTATCATCCATATTAGTTCTATTTAATATCTCTCTATACAGGTACATAGATGCACCCCCAACATTAACTTTTTGTACCTCCAGGATTTGTGAACTTTAACTTAACCACATTATTATCCACTAACTTATGCTTGACCCCTTTGCCTTTAACTTTTTTCATAGCTGTGCTTAATGCTTTTCGTCTAGCAAGGTTTTTAGAAATAA